CCACCATATCCTTATTTAATTCGCTTTGACTCATTCGTTAACTCGATAAAATCCGATTATATAGGGTTTGTCAATGCCTTTCCAAAACATCTCGTGCATCTGCTAGATTCTTCGGAGCGATCTTGGCGTACCTCATCGTCGTTTGTATCGAGCTGTGACCGAGCCACTCCTGTACTACACGAATATCTACTCCCCGTTGTACCAACCTGGATGCACAAGTGTGTCTCAAACAATGCGGAATAAACTCCTTATCATTAAGCATATCAAGCTCGGTCTTCATCTTTTTCCAAGCGTGGTTCAATACATCTTGTGTAAACTCAAACAATAAACCGTCGTTCGATGTTTTATAACGAGCTAATACTTCGTAAGCACGGGTAGTAAGCGGAATGGATCTCGACTTACCGTTCTTAGTTTCCCACAGGTGTATCATGCGTTCGTCTAGGTCTACATCTCTACCTCGTAGCTTGAACAACTCACCCGTCCTCATACCGGTATCAATTAGTACCTTACAGAAGTCAGCTATGTATGGCTTACCCATCGCATGAAACTTCCCCAACATACGATACTCTTCTTCCTCGTTTAACCAACGCATACGACCTTGTGGCTCCCGCTTCCTTTCGATAGCTGGTAACCGCTCGATATAACCGCGTCTATAAGCGTGTCTTAGCATCTTTGACAACGCCGCTAGACGACGGTTAATCGTGCCGTTTGATTTTCGATCGCTTTCGAGGTCAAGTACCAGGTCGTCGATCATTCTCTCGTTCACCTTGTTCACTTGTACGCCGTTCCCCATACGGTCGCATACATCCTCGGCATTATGTAGGAGTCCCATACCACTTTTACACCCGCGCCAATGCCGTTTGTAAACCTCGTCAGCTAGATCGATTATTTTCATTCGTTGTTATAATTTTTGGATTGTTGTTTTTGTCTTAGATTCCTGTAGTACAGGTCATCTTTCCGCCGTACTCTAGGAATATCTGTGCGTATGACAAGTATATTTCCATCTTCATCTCGTAAGTTCTTGCCATTCTTGTCTTTAGGGAACTCTTTTACTTGGTTCTTGTTCCAAAAAGCCTCGAATCCTTTAACTACTTCCTCACGAGTGGGCCATTCAGCGGTCATGTGTAGCCAATCGCCTTGTCTCATGTCAGCTAAATCGCCTACAAACAAATCAGCTTCAGACATACCCATCTCTGCGAGACTAGGAACCTTACTCATATCAGTACCTTCCGATCTACGCTCTTAACGCCAGCTTCAGACACGTGATCATCGGATTCAGGAGCGAAGTTCTTACGATCTATTTCACAAACTACCCCACCTAATTCGTGAATAAGATCCGCTTCATTCTCGAACCGAAGGTCGTCTATAACGACGGGATGATACTCGTCAAAGAACGCCTTGGTCAGCTTCTTACGCATACAGTTCACCCATATATCGTTGTTGACCGTCATCCGTCCCCATTCAGTCCCTAAGGTCTGTAAACAGAACCGACCGGTAACGCCTAGATGCGGAATCACTTCGCCCTTTTTATCACCGTAGATGTAAGCGTCGTCTACAATCGTCCGAAGCATTTCTTTTAACGGAGATGCAAACGACAACACAACGCCGTTCTCACCCGCTATGAACTTCGCATAGGTCGATTTACCAACGCCTTTAGGGCCGGTCAAAGCGATCAATCGTGGCTTACTTCTCATCATGACCCCGTACCGTCGTAGTAAGGAGACTGCATATACGAAGGCTGGTTCTCTTCGCTGTGGCGTTCTTGTTCGCGCTCCCAAGCGTCGCTACCGTCGTCTTCCACCGGCTCTTCCTCTTCGTCGTAATAGTCGTCGTATGGACTGCTCAACCAATTATCGTATGGATCAATCATTTGTAATCTCCTTAAATTTTTCTTGAAGTTCTTCTGACATTTTTTCAAACGCTATTAAGCTTGCATCAATACCATGATGACCAAACCACAACTTGTAAGTCTTTTCTAGTAAAGGCACAATCAATAGCGGTTCATCGTAAGCGTATTTATCGATCCAATCCATTAACGTTTTTAAGCCTTTGCTGTAAGCGTCTTTACTTTCCTCCTCGTCGATTTTGTAACGTATTGTATCAGTCATGGTGGTAGCTCTCCTTTACTTCGTACCAATCGTACAAGTCAGTCTTTTGGTTGGTTGAACCCGTTATAGCGTAGCCATGAGTCTTCAACTTACCGCGCTTCTTCAGGCGATACAGAGTCTGCTTATGCAGTCCTAAACGATTCGCACATTGCTCCGTTGTGAGCAGTTTACGACGACGCTTTAAGGCGATGGTTAACTTATATAATATGAGGTTTAGTTCTATTTTCATTTGTTTATTTAGTGTTATGGTTATGGTTAGATTTGCTGGTGTAAACGATTCGATAATGTCTGCCAAGCTAATTCGCAACAATCGGGTACTACTCCGTTGCCCAACAGCCTAAGTTCGTCCACCCTGAAGGTAGTCCCATTAGCTGACAGACCCACGCAGGATTGAGCTTCGGTGACCCTTGGTTGCTCCCACTCGTACTGTTGCTGACCTGGTCTTGAGGGCCATCTAGTCTTGCCAAGTCCCGACCCAAGCATTTCTGATTCGATTCGGTCGCTGTCCTCGCACCCTCGACATGATCCGAAGCTTGTGGCGTCGCCCAATTCTGTTCGTGAGTCTCCACCGCATCTCTCAGTTTCGCTCCGAAGTATTGATCGCTTTTCTCGCGTCTGCTCCGAAAACCCTTCTCGGTCATCTCCGTCTTGATCGCTCCGCCTTCGGCATCGCTCGTTCTCGCAGTTGGCCAATTCTTTTTTGCTTCCTCCGCTAGTATCTTGCCCCCCGTTCCTGGTTTGCGACTGCCTGGATTCCCCGCTCGTGGTGTGGGCCAATTGTCCATCCCGTACTTGATGAAGTTTGGAAGCTGATTCATGTGACCCTTGTAGCCCTTCGACTTGTTCATCACATGATGCTCCGAGTTTGTCCCCTTGTAATCCCTCGCAGCCGGTGTCGGATAACTTCCCAAGGATGAAGACTCGTTTCCGTTGGTGTGGAGCGCCCGTTTCAGACGCGCTGAATACTCCCCACGTACAGCGGTAACCTCTTTCTTCCAAGTCTCCGAGGACATATTTAAGTACCGATTCTCCGTCTGCTGTCTTGGCACTAATGATTCCTTCGACGTTTTCAAGGAGGACATATCGTGGTCGCATAGCGGTAATTCCATCTGCGATGTATGGGTACAAGTGTCGCTCATCTTCGGTTGCTCGTCGTTTCCCTGCGGAGCTGAATGGCTGGCAAGGAAATCCCGCTGACAAGATGGTAACTCGGTCACGTAACTGCTCATACGGAAACTGCTTGAGATCCGTGAACACAGGACACGCATCCAATAGTCCCGCTTCCATTTTCGAGATAAGGTTTGCAATCGCATAGGTTTCGATCTCCACGTGAGCGATAGTTCTAAGTCCTGGAATAGCTCGTTTAAGTCCGATTCCGATTCCGTCGTAACCGCTGCACAAAGAGACGTAGGTAGGAATACTAATGGTCGTTTCTTCATCGTTATACATAGAAGTTTTCATCACGGGTTTCTTCGTCCGAGTCTTCCTTATCGTCCGTTTGGTAACCGATTATACCAAGCAATCTATTAATCGCGTCCCTGACCTCGTCTAAAGTCTGCTCATCACTCGCTTCCCAACTCGTTTTAATATCGTAGTGTTCAATCGTGATCTTCATCGGTCGCCTTTCTCGTAGTACAGGAACGCAAAGCCTATTAATAAGATCATGACTATCGCAAAAAACGTCGTCGTACTCATCGTGTTTCGTCGTTAAGGATTGCTACTCGTTTATCACGCTCGATTTGTAACGACAACAGTCGCTCCATAGCCGTGACATTGCCAGCGATTCGCTCCCTGATGCGTCCATAATGGTAGATCAAAGCGTCGATCTCAGCGGTTTCTAACTCAGTTACAGGTGTCATATATATTCCTTTGGTTAATGGTTATAGCCCCGACTATTGCAGAAAATATACCCCGTGCAAGACTTTTCTTTGCGAACACGTAAAAACTTTTGTTGCGAACACGTACACGTAAAATAACACACGCCTGGGCGCGTCGCGCGCGTCT